AAAGCCTTCCGCGACTGGTTCAAGAAAAAGAACCCCGAGACTGTTGTGCCTTATACCCCCCGCAAAACCACTGTCCTCATCTAATGATTAAAGCACCCAAGCCAGAGGACATCACGGCGATGCTCTATGAGATCGACCAAGCGGACGCCGATGGCAGCCAATATGTTCAGCGCAAACTGCGCAACTGGAACACGCGATTCTGCATCTGGCCAGGGCAAAGCGAGGATGGCCGGAAGTGGTCCGGCTCCCAAGGCAAGCAGCCCTGGCCCTGGAGTGGGGCATCCGATGTTCGTGTGCGTCTGGCCGACAATATCATTTCGGACAACACGGCCCTCCTCTGTAACTCCTTCTTCAAGAGCCGCGTGCAAGTCCAGCCCGTCGAGAGCATGGACGTGGACAAGCGCAATGCCGCTGAGACCGTGATGAAGTGGCTTATGTTCCAGCACTGCCTGGACGACCTTCGCCGCGAAGTAAAACTCGCCGCCCAATTCCGCGAGACCTACGGGCTGGCCGTCATGGCCGTGGACTGGGTGCAGACCAGCCGCACCGAGATCAAGTCCTTCAGCATCGAGGACGCGCAAGCAATGCTGGAAGAGTCGCAAGACCCCAACCTCGCCGCCCTTCTGGAAGTGGTCATGGACCCGCTGCAAGAGGAGACCGCCGCCGAACTCTTGGGGCAGATCGTCCCCGAATTGGGATCAACTGTCAAAGTTCGCCAGTTCCGCGACAAAGGATTCGTCGAGTGGGAGGAGCCTTACATCTTTGAGAGTAAGCCGGTGTGGACCGCGCTTGAAGCATGGGAAGATGTCATCTTCCCCATCCAGACCTTCAGCCTTCAACGCGCCGCGTTCGTTGCCCGCAGAGAATTGCTCACTGAAGTGGAGTTGCGCGAGCGCGGCGCAGTTGAGGGCTGGGACGAGGAGTGGATCGAAGACGCCTCCAAACACAAGGGCCAGCTCAAGCGCATCTCGCTCAACATCCACCGCACCGACCAGTTCCTTTACGAACAACTCCGCGACATGTGCGAGATATGGCACGTCTACCGCAAGGAGAACGATCCCAAGACCAACGCCATCCGCGTCACTCGTTCGGTCATAAGCTACCATGTCCCTGACAAGGTCGGCGTGCATGAGCTGCTGCCCTATGCCCACGGACAATACCCCTTCATCGAACTCCCCCGCGAGCGCGCCACCCGCCCTCTGCTAGAGGCCCGTGGCATCCCCGAGCTGGTGCAGACCGCGCAGGAGGAAATCAAGATCCAACGCGACTTCCGCTCCGACCGGGCCAGCATCAGCATCTTGCCTCCGGTCAAAGTTCCCGCCAACCGGGGCAAGTTTGACCTGGTTCTCGGCCCCGGCATGCAAATCCCCGAGAGGCGCCCCGGCGAGATCGAGTGGATGAACCCCCCTCGCCCCGACATGGGCAGCATCGAGGTGGAGGCCGCCACCCGTGCGGACGTGGACAATTACTTTGGCCGCATCAGCGATGCCGTCCCACAGCAACGCTACATGCTCCACACGCAGGAGCTAATCGACTCTTGGCTCATCGACATGAAGCTCTGCATCGCGCAGACCATGGCGCTGGCGCAACAGTATATGACTGCCGAGGAGGTCGCGCGGATTACCGGCAATGCCCAGTTGGCATTCAGCGCAAGCCCTCAAGACATCCGGGGCCGCTTCGACATTACCGCTGAGTTTGACGCGCGCCTCCTCGACAACGAAGCCCTCGGCGCAAAGCTCGACTACTTGGCCAAGGTGCTTGTCCCGCTGGACAGCTTCGGCGTCATCGACCGCGCTGGCCTTGTGAAATACATGTTCCAAGCCGTTGACCCGAATCTCGCCGGCCTCTTGGTGCAAGACATCGGCCAAGCCACCGCCGCCGAGCAAGAAGACGAGCAAGGAGCCTTCGCAAAAATCGCCGCAGGCACCGAACCGCCGCTCAAAGAAGGCGGCCAAAACGCCCAAGTCCGCCTGCAAACCTTGCAGACGATCATTCAGTCGAACCCCGCCGTCCAGCAACGCTACGCCCAAGACGAAATCTTCCGCAGCATGATCGACGCGAGAGCACAAGCCTTCCAGTTCCAGCTCCAGCAGCAACAAAACGCCGTCATCGGCCGCACCGGCGCCCAGCCCGCGCTGCAAAAGCTCCAGCAAGACCAGCAGCTCGGCATGCCCGCCAGTCCCATGGCCGCCGCCTGATTATAGCGAAATTAGAGAGTTTAGCCCATGCATCCCAACGTCTCAGTCAGAAACATCGCCGGACTAAATATTCCGCAGCATAACGCGGTGGAACTGAATTACATCAGCACGACAAACAACCTCTCAACGGTGGTCTACAAGGAAGGCGCCCAAACAGTCGCCACGCTCACCTTCACCTACGTTGGCGGCACGCCGACAGCGAATGACGCCAAGATTGCCACCGTGACCCGCTCCTAATGGCCTTCGGATTCAATCCTTTTACCGGCAACTTCGACCTCACCGGAGGAGGCGATGCTGCGCCGTTCGCCGGACAGGTAGACGCCTACGCCGACCTCCCGCTGGACAGCGCCGCCGCGCTCAATAGTCGCTGGCTGGTGAAAAACAATTCCGGCACTTGGCCGTTTAGCAATTACAAGCAGGCCGGCATTTACATTCGTGTCAGCACGGCGGGCGCCTCCCGAGACACCGACTACCAGTTCGTCGGGACGCTGCCCTCGGTGATGAACGACAGTGAGTTTCTCGTTTATGACGATACGGACGCGACCAAGAATCTGAAGTTCCAACTCTCCGGCATCGCCCCCGGCACCACCCGCACGATCACCATGCCGAATGCCAACGTGACCCTGCCGAACCAAGGGACTTCGACCACGGACTCACCGACCTTCCAAAAAATAACAATTTCTGGAGACGAAATAAACGGAACCGCTGGGGCTATTCATTATCGTGTTTCTTCTGAAGATCCAATCGGCAATCAAGCAATTCCGTATTTTGCTGTTGAAAGTTATGATCAAGATACGGAAAACCGCGTGGGGTTTGCGCTTCTTGGCGTCCGCGCAGACAAAGCATTTATTCAAGGAGAAAGCGCAGACTTTCGCATCGAGCAATCCGGCGGCGGACTGGCCAACATAAAAGCCCGCAAGCTGGTGCTTGAAGATGCAACCACGGCGGGCGACCCAACAGCGACCTTTGATGCTGACGGCAATTTGACGGCGAATCAAACGTATGATTTGCCCAACGCCTCCGGCACCCTCGCGCTGACCGCCCAACTCACCGACACCCAAATCTTCACCGCCAACGGAACTTGGACAAAACCCGCTGGAGCCAAGATGGTGCATTACATCGTCATCGGCGGTGGTGGTGGCGGTGGTAGCGGCAGGTGTGATAACGCAGGAACAGACCGCAGCGGTGGTGGCGGCGGGTGCGCGGGAGGCATTACTGTTGGTTGGTTAGACGCCAGCGCATTGGGCGCTACAGAAACTATAACGGTGGGTGCGGGCGGCGCTGGTGGCGCTGCGAGAACCACTGTCGCCAATGGCCAACTTGGAACGTCTGGTGGCGTCAGCAGTATAGGATCGGTCATTCAAACATTCGCGTCAGGTGGCGGCAGTGGTGGAACAACAACGACTGGCGCTGGAGGATCTGGTGCGTCGAATAGTGCGAGAATTTATAGTGCAGACGGGACTACGAATGGTGGAGTCAATGGCAGCAATGGAAGCAGAACGCAGGGTTCCGCAGTTTTCAACGCACCCACCGGAGGTCAAGGCGGCAGCGGGATCAGTGCTGCAAATGCGGTAAGCGCAAGCGCGGCAGCGGCGGATTCGGGTCACGTTCGCACAGGAGCATTGGTTGCTGGCGGGACTGGCGGGGCAAGTGCTGCTGGCGGAAACGGAAACTCTGGTGGCATGAATTTTGTCGGAACGGGCGGCGGCGGCGGATCTCCAAATAGCTCCACGGGTGCTGGCAACGCGGGCGGCAACGGCGGTCTTTACGGCGGCGGCGGCGGCGGAGGCAGCGCGGGAGCCTTGCCAGCGGCTTCGGGAGCAGGCGGCAACGGCGCGGCGGGCATCGTTGTTATAACCACTTACTTCTAATGACCGAGCAATACGCCATCCTCGACCAACCCAACGGACACCTCGTCAACATCGTCCTCTGGGACGGCGACACCGCCAAGTGGCAACCGCCCGCCGGAACGTCCGCCGTCCGATTGGCTGACATCGACCTCGCCACGCTTCCGCCCGCACCCGTGCCGGAAGCCGAGCCGATCACCGCCGAAGAACACCTCAAATCCGTCGGCCTCGGCGGCGAACGCCAGCCCACGTTGCTTTATCTCCGCCAGTCCCTCGCCGCCGCCGGCCAGCAAAGCCCCGAGCTGGACGCCATCGAGCAATACTTGCAGCAGATCCTCGCCATCTTCGCGTCCGATCCAAGCCCCCGCAACGACTGGCCGCAGCCGCCCAGCACCTTCGAAGCCGCCGTGCAGTCGGCCATGAACGCACTCAACAGCTAATGCGCACTGTAACTCTACAATCTATCCTCCTCCGCGCATGGCAACGCGTCGGCAATGATGCCAGCACAATCAGTAATGTGCCCTCCGGTGCGCTGACGATGCTCACCGCCGCCGCCAACGAACGCATCGCGGATTGCTGGGAGTGGGCCGACTGGCCGGAACTCATGCGCGTTGAAGAACGCACCGTCGAAGGCAACGAGACCAACGGCTACTTCATCCCCTACGAGCAAACCGGCGAGACCGCCATGGGCGAAGTCTTCGCCGTCCTCCGCGACAACCCTGCAACACACGTTGCACCCCGCCAGATTGGCTACACGCTCCTCGGCGACAACGTCCGCTTCCCGCAAAGCACCGACTTGCCAACCACCGTCTGGGTCAACTTCCGCGTGCGTCCGACCGAATACAGCGCCAGCAACCTCTCG